TCCTCGAGCTCCTGCATCAGTTGATCCTGATGGTGCCACCAGGAATCATCGTCATCCCATGGCGAGCTCATTCCGGCACGTTCCAGCGGCGGGTGACCCGCGCGCGCCAAGAGGGGTTCGGGACATGTGGGTCGCGCTCGCGGCGGCGCTCGAGGTAGGACTCCACGACCGCGCCGATTAGGCCGCCGACCGCGAGCAGCACGAACCACCCAGTCAGCAGCACGAACCAGTCGAATGCTTCATTGCTCACGAGCGGACCTCCTTGGCGATCTTGAGGAATGCCAGCATGTAGTGGTTCTGGAGTCGGGCGTGCTTGACAAGCACCCGGCGCATCCCGGCGTCGGTCGAGGGTTCGCGAGCCTTACGCATCGCCTCGTCGCGGTTCGCCAGGCTCATGCCGGCGGACATCGCCGAGCGGATGCCGAGCGGCAGATGGCGCGGCACGATGCTGAAGTAGCGGCTGCGGGTTTGGGTGGTCATGCGGCCACCTGCACAACCGTGTCAACACCGTAGCGACTGAAGAATGCGCGGGCTTGGTCTTCGGTGATGGGTTCAGCGGTGTAGCCATCCATCAAATCGTTAGTATTGCGGGCGATGCCCTTAAACTGCTCGCCGTTGATGACCGGCCCGGTGATGCCGAAGAATTTACCGCCGGTCCCCATGACGCGCAGGAAGGCATCGGCTACTACCGTGCCAGCGCCGTTGCAGCGGAAGCAGATGCGACCGTCTGCATTGCAGTAGAACCCGGTGCCGCTACAGCGGCAGCACTTAATGGTTTTGACGGGGCTTGCATTCATGTCGTGTCTCCTGTCGTTGCTGTCTGTCAACGGTCGTTATCATGCGCTTGCCGCTAGACCATGTCAACAGTTGCAAACAAAAAAGTTTAGGGGCATGATGCCGGCGGAGGTGAATCCAATGCAGATGTCTGAATTGCTCGAGCGATACGGGAACCAGTCGGCCATCGCCCGCAGGTTCGGGGTGACCCGAGCCTATGTGTCGAAGTGGGCAAAGACCGGCCTCGTCCCGGAGAAGTATCGGCTGCGGGAGTTGGCCGGCGAGGTGGTGCAGGAGCTGGAGGCCGGGGCGCAGAATGCCTCGACCCGGCGCCTCATCCGCAAGGTGAAGGCGGGGTTGCGTAAGGCAGAAGGAGAGGGCGCGTGAGCGGCTCTGCGGGAAGGGGCTATGGTGAGGTGGCGGGGTCGGTATGCCCCGCTGTAAAGCCGCCGTAACCCCAAACGATAAAGCCCCCTTGCGGGGGCTTACCGGGCCGCTGGAACGGCCATGCTGGGCAGGAGGGCAAACCAGCGCCTCGAAGGGTAAGACCCGACCGGGGTGTGGTCAAGAGGGCGTAAGGGATGAAGTTCTACCAACGACATTTGGGCGACTACGCGCGCGACACCGCGCACCTGAGTCTGCTCGAGCATGGGGTCTACAGCGTCCTGCTGGATCGGCTCTATGCGACGGAGAGACCGATTCCCGACGCGGATCGGTACCGGGTTTGCCGCGCCACGACCCGCGCCGAGAAGGCTGCGGTCGATGCAGTCCTGCGCGAATTTTTTTCATTGTGCGACGACAGCTGGACCAATGCTCGTGTCAACAGCGAGATAGCCCGCATGAGCGGGAAACGCCTGAAGGCGCAGCAGTCGGCGGCAGTTCGATGGGGCGACAAGGGTATGCGAACGCATAGCGAACGCAATGCGGATGGAATGCTACCTATACTCCAATACTCCAATACGGAGTCTCCATCACCCTCATCTCAATCCTCCACCTCACCTGAAAGGGGGCCGGTGGCGGCTCGAGACGTTTTGAAAAAGCTGGAACACAGGAGCAGGAAACATGGGCGATGAAACACCAGACCGGTTGGGATGGATGCAGCGGTCAGCCGCGGCGCATTGGAGCGGGGTCACCGACCCGATCGGGCGGCTGAAGCACCTCGAGGCTCGGTATGCGAGACTGGACCCTGCCAACCTTGAGCAGTTCCGTGAGGAGCTCGCGGCGGCGATCCGCAATGCCGACCCGGCAGCGGTACTCGGCGAGCCTCGGGTGGTGACGATGGTGCGGTCGGTCTACGGCGAGCGCGGGGTCACGCGGCTGAGGGAGCGCGCGCGATGAGGCGGGGCAACGCACCGAGCATGACGGTCGAGCAATACAAGCGGCTCCTAGAGTGGGAGCGGGCAAGGCGCTCGCTGCCGACCCTGAAGCAGTTGGCGCGTGAGCTCGACCTGCCGATGTCCACCGTCCAGTCGGTGCTATACAAGCGGCACCGGGTGAACCTCAACGAGATGCTGGCGAGGGAGTCGCAATGAGATACCTGTCGCTGTTCTCCGGCATCGAAGCCGCGAGCGTTGCATGGCACGACCTCGGTTGGACCCCGGTCGCGTTCGCAGAGATTGAGAAGTTCCCGAGCGCGGTGCTGAAGCACCGATTCCCAAACGTCCCGAATTGGGGCGACGTCACCAAATACCAGGAGTGGCCTGATGCAGATATCGATGTTCTCGTTGGAGGATCACCTTGCCAGTCTTTCTCCGTCGCCGGTCTCCGAAAGGGACTGGCAGATCCGCGTGGTAACCTCATGCTTACCTATGGTGCAATTGCTAAACGCTATCGCCCCAAATGGGTGGTATTCGAGAATGTCCCCGGCCTCTTGTCATCTAACGGAGGAAGGGACTTTGGAACCCTCCTCGGGATGTTGGGCGAACTCGGGTATGGGTTCGCCTACCGGGTTCTTGACGCTCAATTCTTCGGAGTGGCCCAGCGCCGCCGTCGTGTGTTCGTTGTCGGATATCTTGGAGACTGGCGAAGTGCCGCAGCGGTTCTTTTTGAGCGCCACAGCCTGCAAGGGCATAATGCGCCGAGCCGGGAAACGGGGCAAAGCGTTGCCGGAACAATTGCAGCGCGCTTTGGAATCAGCCGCAACAACCACGAAGAACTAGCGTGGAGTGAGTGCGTTGGCGGCGGCCCTGCGGGCGACGAGTGCTACAACATGGTCGCGCAGCCGGTGGCAATGCGCGAGTCAGGGCAAGGCTACTGGATGCAGGACAGCATCAGCGACACGATGCGATCAGACAGCAATCGAAGCGGGAAGGAAGGCACCGTGGTCGCGCAGCCGGTGGCGTGGGATGAAGAACTAAATGCAAGAATTGACCTTGCAGGCGCAATGCTCCGAGGTGGCGACGGCGGTAGACGCGACGGAGTAATGACAACCGCTATGCAAGTCCGCCGCCTCACGCCCGTCGAGTGCGAACGATTGCAGGGCTTCCCTGACGGCTACACGAACATCCCGTGGCGCAAGAAGCCCGAAGCACCGGACGGCCCGCGCTACAAGGCGCTGGGGAATTCGATGGCGGTGAATTGCATGAGGTGGATCGGCGAACGCATCCAACAGGTGGAGGACATCCATGGCGATTGAGTTGGACGAGTGGGACAAGGCATGGCTAGCGCAGCAGCACACGCCGGATGAGTGGCGACGGGAGTGCGAGAGCGCCCTCAAGCGATGCGCGTGGTACGCCGCCCGCATCACGGAGCTTGAGGCCGAGGTGGCGCAGTTGCGCGGCGGGCAAGCGGCCTGCAGTTATCCCGGCTGCATGGACGGCGAGGGGCGCTGCGAGCGGATGTTCAAGGGCGAGTGCGCGGGGCCGCGCAAGTGACCCTGCACACGCATACCGCACCGCTGCCGGCGCACCAGTACGTCTGGATTGACGGCGATGCAATCGGCAAGCATGAGCCGCTGCGGGCGGTCTGGTTCGGTCTCACGTCGTGGCCCGGTCGGGCGTTCGGGTGTCACGTCCTGCTCGAGTGCGGGGCGGTCTACCGCAACGTGCCGCTGCATCAGCTCGCCTCCAAGCCCGGAGCGCCGGCGTGGCGGGCGTCGGACGCGCAGACATGGGACGCATACGGCTGGCAGTTCGCGCTGCTCGACTACCCGTACCTGTCGAACATGAACGCGAAGGCGCGGCTGCGGAGCGGCGCGGAGCATGGCGGGATGTACCTGTTCACGCTAGCCCCGGTCGGCGATGCCTTCAGCGCGGCGCCGGAGCAGTCGAAGGAGTTCTACTTCTTGGCGCTCAACAACGGCAGGTACACCGCGCAGCCGACCAACCAGGTGCTGATCGAGGACCGCAGTTGGGTCACCGTGCTAGAGTGGCCGAAGTTCCTGAAGCGGCAGAGCGACTGGCACAGCGCAGAGGAGCGCGATTGAACGAGCTGATCACCTATCTGCTGGTCATCGTGCTAGGGGTCTACGCGATCATCGGCGTGATCAGTCTCCTGCTGCTGCTGTATTACATCATCCGGGGTGAACGATGAGCGCAAGCCAACGCAGGAAGGGCGCAGCCGGCGAACGCGAGCTCGCGCATCTGCTGACCGAGCAGCTAGGGTGGGTGGTCTCGAGGAACCTCGCGCAGGCCCGGGACGGCGGCGACGACCTGACCATCGCGCAGTTCCGGGTCGAGGTGAAGCGCCGCAAGGCCATCGCGGTCCACCAGTTCATGGACCAGGCCGCCGCAGCCGCCGGCACCGGGGAAGTCCCGGTGGTCGCCATGCGGGGCGACGGGCAGGGGTGGCTAGTCATGTTCCGGCTCGAGGATGCGGTGCCGCTGATCCGCGAGGCATTGCCCGACCGGTAGGGGCAGGCTATCATCAGGGCATGAGCGCCGACGACGGCATCCGGTTCGCCCGCTGCCTCAACTGCAACAGCTCCGGCTGGGTGGCGGACGGCATGGGCGACTGGATTCGGTGCCACGAGTGCAATCGGCCGCCGCCGCCCAAGGCCAGCGCGACCGTGTTGACATTCGCGCGCGGGGCGCTGGTCCGGCGACCGGCAGTTGACAGCAGGGAGACCCCCGATGGCGAATAGACCCGGCCTGTACGCGAACATCTGGGCCAAGCGCAAGCGGATCGCGGAAGGGTCCGGCGAGAAGATGCGGAAACCCGGCAGCCCCGGCGCGCCGACCGCGAAGGCATTCCGGGAGTCGATGAAGACCGCGCTCGGGCGCAAGTGATGGCGAAGGCGCAGCTGCTCGGCGACAACGGCGACCTCGAGGGGGAAGACCCGTTCGACCTGCGCCGCCGCCGGGGAGGCCGCTTAAGCCTCGGTGGGGCCGCCGGAAGGGTGCCGCGGCTCGCCCCTAGGGCTACCGCCGGAGTCGCCGCAGCGGGCCTCGGAGGGCCGCAGCCTACCGCGCCGCCGGGTAGACCGGGCGGACCCGGAGGAAGACCACCGTCCGACATCGGAGACGTGAACCTGGTATGAAGACCCCGGCATGGCAGCGCAAGGCAGGGCAGAACCCGAAGGGCGGTCTCAACGAGGCCGGTCGCCGATCCGCCAAGGCCGAGGGCATGAACCTCAAGGCCCCGGTCAAGTCCGGCGACAACCCCCGCCGCGCCAGTTTCCTCGCCCGGATGGGCAACATGCCCGGACCCATGGTCGGGAAGGACGGCAAACCCACCCGCCTCGCGCTCGCGCTGCGGGCATGGGGAGCCAGCTCCAAGGAAGACGCCAAGGCCAAGGCTCGGGCAATCAGCAACCGCAACAAGGGGAAGTGACCATGCCGCTCATGCAGGGATACGGGAAGAAGACCATCAGCCGCAACATCTCGACTGAGGTCCGCGCCGGCCGACCCCAGAAGCAGGCGGTCGCCATCGCCATGAACACCGCCCGCCAGTCCGCCAAGAAGGCCGGCAAGGGCGCCGCCGCCCGACGCTTGATGGCGAAGTGATGCCAGACAGGACGGAACAGGTCAGGGCGGTCCTCGCGCTGATCGAGGACGGCATGTCGGAGAACGCCGCCTGTCTGCAGGTCGGCATCAATCGGGCGACCTTCCGAGCCGCGGCGCTGAAGGTAACAGCTGGTGACAGTTACGCGCGCGCATTGGAAGCACTGGCGCAGGATCAGGTCGAGAAAGCCGAGCAGGTCATCGAGGACATGCGGAACGGCGTCATCGACGCGCAGCAGGCCCGGGTCGAACTCGATGCCCGCAAGTGGTTCGCCTCCAAGTTCCTGCCCAAGCGGTACGGCGACAAGGCCGAGGTCGAGCATTCGGGCAGCGTTGGCCTGACGGTCAACGTCGTGCGGTTCACCGATGCCGATCCACCTGCCGGCTAACGGCTGGAGGCCGCGCCACTACCAGATGCCCGCATGGTCGGCGCTCGAGCGCGGCTGCAAGCGGCTCGCGCTCGCATGGCATCGCAGATCCGGCAAGGACGACCTGTCCCTGCACTGGGCGGCGGTCAGCGCCATGACCCGGGTGGGTGGCATCTGGCACATGCTCCCGCAGGCGAACCAGTCGCGGAAGGCCATCTGGGACGCGGTGGACCCGCACACTGGCCGGCGCCGCATCGACGCCGCCTTCCCGCCTGAGCTGCGGGAGACCACCCGCGAGCAGGACATGTTCCTGCGGTTCAAGAACGGCAGCACCTGGCAGGTGGTCGGCAGCGACAACTACAACAGCCTAATCGGTTCGCCGCCCATGGGGGTGGTGTTCTCCGAGTACGCGCTCGCCGACCCCAACGCGTGGGCCTTCCTGCGCCCCATCCTCGCGGAGAACAACGGCTGGGCCATCTTCATCTCGACCCCGCGTGGCCGGAACCATTTCGCCAGGATGGTGGACTACGCCCGGAAGGACCGCGACTGGTTCGGGCAGGTGCTGACGGTCGAGGACACAGGCGCGATCCCGATCGAGACCATCCGACGCGAGCGCAAGGAGCTGAAGGTCGAGCGCGGCGACAAGGAAGCCGAGGCCATCATCCGGCAGGAGTATTACTGCGACTTCGATGCCGACATCCCCGGCTCGTACTACGGCGATGCCATGAGCCGCGCCGAGCAGGACGGGCGGGTCGGCCCCTTCCCGCACGTGGTCGGCCAACCGGTCGGCACCGCATGGGACATCGGCATCGGAGACTCAACGGTCATCTGGTTCTACCAGTTCGTCGGCCACAAGATCCGCATCATCAACGTCCTCGAGGGGTCGGGCGTCGGTCTGGACTGGTACGCCAAGAAGCTCCTGGCCATGGACTATGTCTACGGCGACCATATCTGGCCGCACGACGGGGCGGTGAAGGAGTGGGGGTCGGGCAAGTCCCGGCTCGAGACCGCCGCCGGCTACGGCCTGAAGCCGCGGGTCCTCGAGGCCGACTCCGTTGACGACGGCATCAGCGCGGTGCGCCAGATGCTGCCCACGGTTGAGTGGAACGCGAACCCGGACCCGTTCCCCGGCGAGGAGCCGGAGGATGCCAAGGCCAGGATGTCGCGCGCGATGGATGCCATCCGGCAGTACCGCCGGGAGTACGACGAGCGGCTCCAGCGGTTCAAGGATCGCCCGCTGCATGACTGGTCGAGCCACCACGCCGATGCCCTGCGCTACCTCGCCAAGGGGCGGCGCCCGTTCCGCGGCACGAGCCAACGGGCAAGGCCCGGGGCGGCAGTAGCGGACTACTCAATCCTCGGCTAGACTCGCCGCAACCACGACCGCGAGGTGCGTTATGTCCGGCCTGTTCAAACCCAAGATGCCGAAGGTTGAGCCGCCTCCCCCGCCGCCCGAGACCGACGTGGCGAAGCAGCGCGAGATCGAG